CAGATTCTGTTTTAGAAAATATTATTTTAAATGCACAATATAGAATTTTTAGAGATGTACCGATTGATGCAGATAGAAAACAACAATCAGGTAATTTAGTAACTGGTCAAGAAACAATTAATGCTCCAGCAGGATGTGTATTTATAAGAGGCATACAAGTTTATGATTCTACTTCAGCAATAACTGGTCCTAATGTGTGGCTAGAAAAAAAAGATATATCTTATTTACAAGAATATGTATCTTCAACGGCATCAGCTAAAAGAGGTCAACCAAGGTATTACGCTATGTTTGGGGGTGGTACAGGGGAATCTGATACTACTTCTGGAAGAATGATGTTTGCTCCAGTCCCTGATACTACTTATAAATTTAGAGTTCATTATAATGCAGCCCCTGCATTACTAGAAAATGATGATACCAATTATATTAGTCTTAACTTTCCAAATGGGCTATTATATTGCTGTTTGTCAGAAGCATATGGATTTTTAAAAGGTCCAATTGATATGTTGACACTATACGAAAATAAGTATAAACAAGAGGTACAAAAGTTTGCTAATGAACAAGTTGGCAGAAGACGAAGAGATGACTACACTGATGGCGCTGTTCGTATTCCGGTAACCTCAGCAAACCCGTAGGAGAATAAATTATGGCTATAACATCTGCAATCTGCACAAGTTTCAAACAAGAAATTTTAGTTGGAACACACAATTTTACAGCAACAACTGGAAACACGTTTAAAATAGCTTTGTACACTAGCTCAGCAACTTTAGGAGCAGGAACTACGGCTTATTCAACATCAAATGAAATTACAAACTCATCTGGAACTGCATATACTGCAGGAGGTGCAACTCTTACAAGTGTTACGCCAACAACAGATAGTACAACTGCTGTTTGTGACTTTGCAGACGTAAGTTTTTCTTCTGCATCTTTTACAGCAAACGGTGCGTTAATTTACAACGATACACAATCTGATAAAGCCGTTGCAGTTATAGCATTTGGTGGTGATAAAACTGTAACTAGTGGAACTTTCACAATTCAATTTCCAACAGCAGACGCAACAAACGCGATCATAAGAATAGCGTAGGAGGTAGACTCTTATGTCTACTACGACATTCACAGTCACCGTCGTAAGCACGGCGGGTGGTAATAAATATTTTATTGATGGCGTACAACAAGCTACAGTTAAATTATCTAGAGGTAGAACTTATAAGTTCGATCAATCTGCTTATTCAAATACCAATCACCCGTTAAGATTTTCAACAACTTCTAATGGTACACATGGTGGAGGCTCAGAATACACAACAGGTGTAACAACGAGTGGGACACCAGGATCTTCAGGAGCATACACACAAATAGAAGTTGCATCAACTGCTCCAGATACTCTTTATTACTATTGCACTAATCACTCAGGAATGGGTGGAACTGCAAACATAATAAATAATAGTACATGGGGAGAAAATACTTGGGGTGCAAATGCATGGCAAGATGATGTTGTTGTAGTTTCTTTAACAGGCGTATCATCAACAGCCTCTGTTGGAAGTGTAGATGCTTTTCCTGAACAAGGATGGGGATCAGATACTTGGGGTTTTGAAAATTGGGGAGAGAGTGCTTTAGATGTATCAGTAGGAAGTGCAGGTGTTGCAACAACAGCGGTTGGATCAGTTAGTATTACTGCAGAAATAAATGCTGGATGGAACAGAGCTGCTTGGGGTGATGATGCATGGGGCATTCAAGGTGATGTATTATTAAGTGGTCAACAAGCAACAGCAAGTGTTGGATCATTAACAGTCGGAGATATAATTGGATTAACAGGTCAATCAGCAACTGTTAGTGTTGGATCACCAACAGTAATAGGAGACATAACTGAGTCAGTAACTGGTCAGTCTATGACATCTTCAGTTGGATCAATTTCACCTGCTGATATAATGGGACTAACAGGAGTTTCTGCAACAGTTTCTGTTGGATCAATTAGTCCTGCAGATGTAATAGGGGTAACAGGAGTTTCAGCAACTACAACTCTTAATTCTTCTGGAATAAATGTTACATCAAATCCTACTATTATACCAACAGGACTTTCTGCAACATCTTCAGTTGGATCAATTTCACCTGCTGATGTTATAGGATTGACAGGAGTCTCAGCAACTGCTAATGTTGGGACAATTACTCCTGCAGATATAATGGGATTAACAGGTGTTGAAGCAACTGCTTCAGTTGCAACATTTGGTACTGCAACAGGTTTTGGAATTCAAGCATATCAAGCTATTGACACTGGTTCTAATACAAGTTATACAGACGTAGCAGCGTAATAGGAGATAAAAATTATGGCATCAACATATACACCTTTAGGAGTAGAACTTCAGGCAACTGGTGAAAACGCCGGTACATGGGGTACAAAAACTAATACCAATTTACAAATCATAGAACAAATTTCTGGTGGATTTACACAGCAGTCAATTGCTGGTGGTGCTCAAACTACAACATTATCAGTATCTGATGGATCAACAGGAGCGGTTTTATCTCATAGAATGATAGAATTTACAGGTACAATTACAGGAAATCAAATTGTAACAATTCCTTTAGATGTACAAACTTTTTATTTTTTAAGAAACTCAACATCAGGTGCGTATACAGTACAATTTAAATATGTATCGGGATCTGGAGATAGTTTTACTTTTTCAGCTACAGACAAAGGTGATCAATTAATATTTGCGTCAGCTAATGATGGAACTAATCCAGACATTATTACTTTAGCTTTTGGTTCTGGTGACGGTGATGTTACTCTTACAGGGACACAAACTTTAACAAACAAAACTTTAACTTCACCTAAAATTGGAACTTCAATTTTAGATACTAACGGAAATCAATTAGCTCTTTTAACAGCTACAAGTTCAGCAGTTAACGAATTTACAATCGCTAACGCAGCGACTGGTGCAGGGCCAACTATTTCATCTACAGGAGATGATTCAAATATTGATATAAACATTACACCAAAAGGAACTGGGGATGTCGTCCTTGCTGGTGATACAGTCAAAGTTGGAGACTCGGGAGCCGCAGCGATTTTAACTTCAAATGGTGCAGGAACTCTTACAGTTACAACTGGTGGAACTGAAAATTTAGTTTTAAGTACAAACAGCGGAACTAACTCAGGAACATTTACTATCACAGATGGTGCTAACGCAGACATGACAATGGCGCCTAATGGATATGGAAGATTTACTATTGATGGTCAAGGTAAGATTGAAAGTCTTGCAGAAAAAATTACAGTAGAAGCGACAGCAGCTACTGGCACAAAAACTTTTGACGTATTAACTCAAGCAGCTTTATACTACACTTCAAACGCTTCAGGAAACTGGACTTTAAATGTTAGAGGTGATGGTTCTACATCTTTAAATACAATCATGGATGCTGGAGAAGCGGTAACAATCGTTCATTTAGTTACAAATGGTAGTTCAGCTTACTACAACTCAGCTTTTCAAGTCGATGGTAGTAGTGTAACTCCTGAATGGCAGGGCGGATCAGCTCCTACAGCAGGAAATGCTAACTCAGTAGATGTATATACATATACTATTATTAAAACTGGAGATGCCGCATTTACAGCTCTTGCAGCGCAAACACAATTTGCATAGGAGGATAAATGGTAATTAGAACAACTAGAGGCGGTGGATCTTTTCCAAGTTTAATCGGTGGTGGACCACCTTTCATGGATGCTAGTGGAGGGACAGTAACTACTTCTGGAGATTTCAAACTTCATACATATAATTCAGGCGGTACATTTGTTGTATCTGCTTTAGGAACAGACGGAACCTATGGAAAAGCTGTTAACATGGTCGCTATCGGCGGCGGTGGTGGTGGCGGAGGTGACCACGGCGGAGGCGGTGGTGGCGGAGGCCAAGTTGATATGGCTAACGCTATGTTAACTGTTGAAAAAACAACTTATCCAATTGGTATTGGAAGTGGAGGAGCACAAAACGGCGGAGGTCAAGGTGGTGACAACAGAGGTAGCTCTGGTGGAGATACTACTATGGGCTCTATAATTACTGCTAAAGGTGGCGGTGGTGGAGCTGGTTGGGACCAAGGTCCTGCACTTGACGGTGGATCTGGAGGAGGATCTGGCGGCGGAGTTTCTTATAGTGGAGGAAATGGAACACAAGGTCAACAACCAGGAAACTCAGGAACTTACGGACATGGAAACTCTGGAGGATCAGGACAATATTCACACCACGGTTCAGGTGGTGGTGGAGCAGGAAACGGTGGACAGCCGGGACCATCAAGAAATGGTGGTGAAGGTGGAAACGGTGGAAACGGAAGATCAGAAGGAATTACAAGTACAACAAGATCAGGCGGCGGAGGCGGCGGATCTTGGGGTGGAACATCATCTGGTGGATCAGGTGGTGGAGGAAATGGACCAGCTGGAACTGGTCAACCTGGATCTAATGCTCAAGGTGGTGGAGGTTCAGGAGGTGGGCCAGCTCAATCACCTGCTGGAAGTGGTGGAAATGGCTTTTTAGTAATTAAAAGGAAATTTCAATAATGGCTGATAAACACTTTGCAATATTAGATGATAACAACATTGTTACAGATGTAATTTTATTAAATGTAGATAGTGAAGAAGAAGGTATAGCTCAAGCTAGAAATGTAAAAGACAATCAATCTCTAACTGTTGTAGAAACTTTTTATGATGCTAATGATGCAGCAACAAGATACAAATATGCAGGAATAGGTAATATTTGGGATTCTGAAAATCAAGCTTTTTATGTACCTCAACCTTATCCATCTTGGAGTTTAAATTCTAATTTTAAATGGGAAGCACCTATAGCTTTTCCAACTACCAACATGGTAGGCGAGATACAAGTATCAATACCTTGGGATGAAGATAATCAAAAATGGAAAGGTATTAATATGCTTAATGGCCAATACGAATACGATTGGAATACTGATACCTTATCTTGGGATTCAATATAATCTTGTAAAAATTTATAAAATGATGTATCTACGTCATTGTGAAAGCAATATTAGAAAGAAATTTTGTCACTAAAAATTTACTGACTTGGAATGAATTAGATAAAGTCATAGATAGATGTGAAGATAAAGATTTTGAAGTTATACTACCAACAAAAGAAAAAAGATTTGGTAAATATAGTTATAAAAATAAATCTATAATTATAAGTAATTGTTTAAAATATTTTGATTTTAGTTTTATAAAAAAATACGTAGATGATAATAATCTATTTAATTATAAATCTTGGGATGCTCACATATATGCTTCTTACACAAAGAACTCTTGTTCTTTCCCTGAGCATTCTGACCAAGCACACAATATTATTGTACAACAGAAAGGAAAATCTAAGTGGATTGTTAAAGATTTTTGTGAAACAATTTTGCAACCAGGAGATATGATATACATTCCGTATCAATGGAAGCATCAATGTATTCCCACAGAAAAAAGATTATCTTTAAGTTTTCCATTTTGGATATAGCTATGGAAGATTTTATTGGTAAGTATAAGATAGATTTTGAAGTATGTGACGATGTACTTAAATTTTTTAAAAAAAATAAAAAAAGACAATCAAGTGGTGTCATTGGATATAACAACGTTGATTATACACGTAAAGAGTCTACAGATATTGGATTAGGTGGTGAAGACGGTCTAGAGCCTTTGTTAAAAAGATACTTTGAAGATTTGGAGTTTTGTTTAAATAAATATAAAAAGAAATACATATATTCTGACATAGACCAAGAGAGATACACTCTTAGTGGTGCAAATATACAAAGATATAAACCAGGTCAAGGTTTTAAAAAATGGCACTATGAAAATACTGGGACAGCACCAACTAGTCTCAGAAGACATTTAGTATTTATGACATATTTAAACGATTGTAAAAATGCTGGTACAGATTTTTATTATCAAAATAAAACTTTTCAATGTACTAAAGGAAGAACTTTGATATGGCCTTCAGCGTGGACACATACACACAAAGGCGTTATCTCTGATAAACAAAAAACAGATAAATATATAATTACAGGATGGTGGTCATGGGTAAATTTGAACGAATAACATTATTTAAAACAGACTTGTATGCAACAAGTATAAAGGTAAACAACGATGATATAATTAAGTATTTAAAAAAATTAGATAAAGATGCCATTGTTGTAGACAATCAATCAAACCATGGCGGCTGGCACAGTCATTTTTATTTTGATCCTTTTCCAAGTTGTTTAGATCCTGTAAATGATAAGATAAATAAATTTATGAAAGAAACTATGCATAAAGATTTTTTAATTAGAGGTGATCTTTGTGTTCACAATAGTTGGATTTTAATAAATAAAAAAGGTAATTTTAATAAACCACGTAAACATCCTCCATATACTTTTACAGGTTTGTATTTTGTAAACTCTCCTAATGATTCTGGAGATTTGATTTTTAACAATCAGGCAGAAATGAATAATTATGCCGTTGACTATAAAAAATTTAATGAACATAATTCAAAAGAATTTGTAATATCTCCTAGAAAAGGTGACTTACTTATATGGCCAGCATGGGTTGAAACCTACATTACCCCTAACTTAACAAACTCAGAAAAAATTATGTACGGTTTTAATATCTAATGGATCATTTTAAAACACATCTTTTTCCCACAGTCGTTCAAGGTTTTGATAATTTATTAACTAAAAAACAAATAGACGTCATGAAGAAAGATATTGTTAAATCTTCTAAAGGTAAAAAAAATTGGCAATCTAATTCTAAGATACATGAAAATAAAAAATATAAACCTTTGGTTGATAAGATTTTAAAAATTTCTAAAATTGTGTTTGATGATTATAAATACGTTTATGAAAAATTTGAAATTACAGATATGTGGTCAAATATAATAAAACCCAATGAAGCACATAAAGCTCATACACATCCTAATAATTTATTAAGTGGTGTTTATTATGTTGATTCTGATAATATTAATATTCATTTTATAGATCCTAGAACGCAAGCATTAGTTATAGCTCCAAAGGTAGAAAATTATATTGTAGAAAATTCACAGACATGGTTTTTTCCTTCTATAACAAATAGAATAATTTTATTTCCATCTTGGTTAGAACATTATGTTCCACAAAATAATACAAATAAAGATAGAATAAGTATATCTTTTAATATTATGTTAAGAGGTTTAGTGGGCAGCTCAAAAGAATACAAGTCAGCAAGGTTTTAATGTTTAAAATAATTGATAATTATTTAGAACCGGACGAGTATTATGATTTAAAAACAATAATCGAATCAGATGAGTTTCCTTGGTTTTACAATTCAGAAAAAGTTACAGGAGATAGAGGTTTATTTAAATATCAACTTGTCCATATCTTTTACAAAGATAATTATGTTAATTCTAAATTTTTTAGTTGTTTAAATCCAATTATAAAAAAATTAAATTCTTTATCCTTAATTAATATCAAAGCTAATTTAAATCCAATTAGTCATAAGTTAATAAAGTTTGGTAAACATGTAGATCAAGACTTTAAATGTAAAGCAGCTTTGTACTATCTAAACGATAACAATGGTTATACTAAGATAGGAAATCGTAAGGTAGAAAGTAAAGGCAATAGAATGGTTTTATTTGATACAGACCAAGAACATTATGGAACTAATTCTACAGACTGTAATAATAGAACGGTAATAAATTTTAATTATTTCTAATGTTAAGTAAATATAATTATTGGTTGTTTAAAGGTAAAGAAGGCTTGAATAAAAAAGCTATAAACAAAATAATAAAAATTTTTAAAAAAGAAAAAAGTATAAAAGGTGTTGTGGGTGAAGATAAAAAAATAGATAAAAATGTTAGAGATTCTAATATTGTCTTTTCAAATGAAGCAGAATTATATCACATACTTTGTCCCTATATCAATTCTGCAAATAACTCAGCTAATTGGAATGTAGATATCTCATGGAATGAATCAATGCAATTTACTATATACAATAAAAATCAACATTACGATTGGCATATAGATAGTTTATATGAACCCTATGGTGATGAAGCACATCCTGATTTAAAAGGTAAGATAAGAAAACTGTCATGCTGTGTTAGTTTAACAGATCCTAAAAAGTATGAAGGTGGAGACTTTTATTTTTCTTTTGGTAAAGATATTGTTCCATACAAAATACCAGAATTTAAACAACAGGGAAGCGTATTAATATTTCCTAGTTACACATGGCATAAAGTATCTCCGATAACTAAAGGCACAAGACACTCTTTAGTAAATTGGTCACTAGGAGCACCTTGGAAATGATACATCACCATAAAAAATTTTTAAATAAATCTGAACTCGAAGGTGTCAAAGAGTATTTAGAATTTTGTTTTTTTAAAATGAGAGAGAAAAGAACAAAACCTGATAACATGATTAAAAATGCTTTATGTATTTATGGAGATCCTGTGATGGATTATTTTTTATGTAGTAAAAAACATGTAGCGGAAAAAATATATAAAAAGAAGTTATTACCAACATATAGTTATTCTCGTTTATATATAAATGGACAATCTTTATTTAAACATAAAGATAGACCTGCTTGTGAAATATCACTAACTTTAAATATTTGGCAAGATGTTAATTGGCCAATATTTATGGAAGGTAAAGCATATAGTTGCAAACCAGGAGACGCAGTATTTTATGAAGGTAGTAAATTTGAACATTGGAGAGAAGCTTATAAAGGTGAAACCTGTTGTCAGGTATTTATGCATTATGTAGATGCAAAAGGACCAAACGTAGATCAAGCTTATGATGGAGCAAATGATTTAGCTTACCCAAAAAGGATATACGAAAAATGGTAAAAATAAGAGAAGGCTATATTACTAAAAAAGATTTACAAGAAATAAAAACTAATGTTGTTAACAACAATATGTTTCCTTGGTACTATTATCCAGAGCCTGTTTATGGGTTTCAAAAAAATTATCCTTGTCTAACTCATGTTTTATTACCAAGATATAATTATGATACCAACGAGGGGTATAGAATAAACTCTGATTATTATTTTCTCTTTACAGACATAATAAAGAAAATATGTAAAAAACATAAAATTAATATTAAAAGAATACTGAGAACAGCTTTAAATTATACAACTTATTTTAAGCAAGAATACTCTAACACACATTTTGACCACACTTTTCCACACACAAATATTATAATATATTTAAACAAATTTACTAAAGGGTCTACGTTTTTATTTAAAGAAACTTATAAAAGCAATCCACCAGTATCTAACAAAGATAGATACGATCCCTACAAAGCTAAAAAAGTAATTAAAGAAATGACAGCAGAAGAAGGTAAGTACATTATATTTCCTGGAGAAAATTACCATGCTGCAGGTTCTCCGGGAGAGGATCATGAAGTTAGAATGATTTGCATATGCACAATTGAGGAGGAGAAATGATAGAAACATTATTTTCTATAGATGCGTTTGTTACAGAAATAAAAAACTGGAAAACAAAAAAGAAAAAGTTAAAAGAACATATTAAAGATTTTAAGTATCACAGGAGAGATCATACATCTTTTGAAACTACAAGATTTGATAAATCTAATATAAATCTTACAAGCATATTGTTAAATATATTTAATGATGAGTTTAATTTATTTGGTAATGAATGTGGTTTTAATAGTATTAATATAGTTGATTCTTGGATTGCAAAATATAAACAATATGATCATCATATTGTGCATCATCACGGTAAGGTTATGTATAGTGGTATTATTTATTTAGATCTTGATCCTAAACAAGAGTCTACTAGTTTTGTTGCACCATGGTCAAATGAGACAAGTGGTCAAACTAAATTAACTAAATTAAAATGCAAAGAAGGAACACTAATTGTTTTTCCAGGACATCTTTTGCATTTTGTACAACCTAACTTAATAAAAAAAGAAAGGAACATTATATCTTTTGATATGAATTGTTACGAATAATGATAGATCCATTTTACTGGTGGCCACCACAATTAGATAAAAAACAAATAAAACAAATCAATAAATTTATTGATAAAAATTATAGTGAGATAGAAGGTGTATCACCAACTGCGATGATAAAAGGTGAAAAATTAAAACAAGACTCTCATACAAAATTAGTTAGATGGCATTTAGTAAAACCTTTTTTATATAAAATATATAACTACGCTGACTATACTTTAACACATGATTGGGGTTTTCTTACTTATCCTTATCCTGAAGACAAATTTATAAACCTAACAACCTACGTAGGAAAAAATAAAGATCATTATAAATGGCACGTGGACCAAGAACCACGAGATAAAAAATTTGATATTAAAGGGACATTGTTAATAAATGTATCAGAAGAAAAATATGAGGGTGGTAAACTAAAAATATTTCATCAAGGTGAGATGGAAGTAGATTATTTAGATGCACCAGGATCTGTTGTATTATTTCATGGATTTATAAACCATGAAGTTACACCTGTAACAAAAGGAACTAGAAAAATAATAGCTATGTTTATAGGAGGTCCTTCGTGGAGGTAAAAGATATAACGTGTGATTTTATTATTAGTAAGGTTAAAAACCATAAAAAACATAAGGCTATACTTTTAGATTTAATTGACAAAATGCCAAAAAGTAAATCTCGACAAAACAGTAAATCAGATTGGTTGGTGTCTAAAGATTACCCTAGAGAATACTTATTATATTTTTATAATAACATTATTGATCCTATAATGGATAAACAAAAGAAACACTTTAAGGCAGATCAGTGGCACATTGCAAATGCTTGGTTTCAACAATATCATGATGGCACTTTTCATACCTTTCATAATCATGAAAGCACTAATTGGGCTAACGTATATTTTATAGAACTACCTAAATCTAAAGACGCTACTCAAGTAAAAGTAAGAGATAAACTATTTAAATACAAAGCTGAAGAAGGTGATATTATTACTTTTCCTGGGCACTTGTTACACAGCGCCCCTGTAATTGATAAAAAAAGAAAGACTGTGATAGCTTTTAATTCTAATTTTAGCTACTATTAATAGCTGGATTTACAAAAAAGATGCTATATAGTATAGAGTTTTAATATATTAGGATAATTATGCTACAAAAAATAGGGTTTCAACCTGGTATTAATAAACAAATCACAGAAACTGGTGCAGAGGGTCAATGGGTTGACTGCGATAATGTAAGGTTTAGATATGGTATACCTGAAAAAATAGGTGGTTGGAATCAATTAGGGCAATTAAATTCAAACGAATTAACAGGTGCAGCTAGAGGTTTGCATCATTTTGTAAATGCTGCTGGTAGAAGATATGCCATAGTTGGCACTAATAGAATACTATACGCTTTTTCTGGTAACGTATTTTATGACATACACCCTATTAAAACTACAACAACTCTTACAAGTGCATTTAGTACAACAAATGGTTCTACTGAAGTTACTATAACTTTTCCAACAGCACACAATATTAATCCACAAGATATTGTGTTGTTAGATAATTTTACTGCTATCACCGGTTCTAATTATAGTGCATCTGATTTTGACGATAAAAAATTTATGGTAACTACTGTTCCAAGCGGAACAACAATAACTATTACAATGCCGTCAGCAGAAACAGGATCTGGCGCAACAACATCAGGTGGTATCAGAACACAACACTATTACCCAGTCGGAACTCCAGTTCAAGAAAAAGGTTTTGGTTGGGGTTTAGGAACTTTTGGTGGTGTAGCAAATGGAGCTGTTACAACTACTTTAAATGGTGCAATAGATGCTTCAACAACAACTATAGTTTTAGCAGATGCCTCTCAGTTTCCAAACACAGGAACTAATTTTGTATTAATTGGATCAGAGATGATTCAGTACACAGGTATTAGCACTAATACTTTAACTGGTGTAACGAGAGGTGCTAGAGGAACCACGGCAGCATCTCACAGTGACGGAGCCACTATTACCAACGGTACAGATTATGCTGCGTGGAATGAACAAACAGAAGAAGGTTTAGCATTAGATCCTGGTATGTGGTCGATTGATAATTTTGGTGATAAAGCAATTTGTTTAATACATGACAGTGCTGTATTTGAATGGGATTCTAGTTTAGGAAATGCTACTGAAACTAGAGCTACTATTATAACTGGTGCACCCACTGCATCAAGACATATGATTGTATCCACACCAGATAGACACTTAGTGTTTTTTGGAACAGAAACAACAATAGGTAATCCAGCAACGCAAGACGATATGTTTATTAGATTTTCAAATCAGGAAGATATAAACACATACACACCTACAGCAACTAATACAGCCGGTACACAAAGACTTGCCGATGGATCAAAAATTATGGGAGCTATAAGAGGTCGTGATGCAATCTATGTTTGGACCGA